GTTTTTTTGTTTGACTCGCTTGATGCTGCGATGAGTCGCGAATCGAATCGAAAAGACTTGGTCGTTTTCGTCTTTCGTGTCGTTCGACGTGAGCGGCTGGCGTCGGCGGCTTGGCTTCGATGGAATGTTTTGTTTTGGTGCCGAAGCCTGTGTGTGTCAGCTGAGGTTTTGTCTGTTGTTGAAGCCCGAAGGTTTCGTCCTTGCGGTCTTGCTGTCGTGGCAGCGCTTGCACAGGCCGCGCATGCGTTGCGGGTCGTTGGGGTCCAAGCCTGCTTCGACGAGCTCGATGCGTTCGATCGGCCAATGGTCGGCTATGGTGCTGGGGGCACCGCATAGGCCATGGTGCCTTCCGCATCCGTCCGGCCCGTCGCCGGGACAGACGCACCGCGGATCCCTTGCCAGCACGCGGGCGCGTGCGAGGCGATGCGCTTTCGACGTGTATGGATTGCGGCCTCGTGTCCGGCGCTTGTCTTTGGCTTTCCTACATTCGTCGCACAGCGAGCCGGAGGAAACCAGGTGGGGGCAACCGGAGGTGGAGCATACCTTGTACATCAATCCACTCCCCACATCGGTAAGAAGTGTCCGGCATGTCTGGGGTACGTCTCCCGCGAAGGTCCCCCAGCTGGCCACCCCCGATTCATGGGCTACCGACACAACGGGTGTCGCCGCCATGGTCGGCGTCCTTCGGTGCGACGGCTCCAAGGGTTGCTAGTGGCTCCATGCCGGACAGAGATGATTATAGCGAATGCAGCTGGATATGAATAATGGTCCAACCGTTTCCGGCTGAACCATTTTACTACTGTACGATAGTATAGCATTTCAACGGTGACAGTCAAGTAGTGCGGCCAACTCGCCGAGGTTGAACGTGTACTGCCGCTTGTGTTCCGTCGGCGTGGCGTGCGACAGTTTGCCACGTTTGAGCCATTGGCTGATGAGGTTGCGTGATACGGTCAAACCATATCGTTTCAGCTCCTTGGCCGCATCGCTGGGTGTGCCGGTGATTTGCATTTGCCATAGTCTTTCGTCTCGGGCTGCTTTGATTGCTGGCGCGGCCCATTCACGGCGGCAGCCTTGGCATGTGACCGACTCGGCTTCCGGCGTGCCGGTGAGCATACTGTCGCATTTTGGGCAGGTGCCGAGGATTATGAGCTCGTCTTCCGGTGTCAGGGCTTGTTCGTTGCGCCGGATGATGTGTTCCAGGGCGGTGTAGTCGTCGGCGGCGGTTGGCATGTCCAATATGGTGTGTTTGTTGCTGATGATGGCATACCATGCTTTACGCCAATCGTATGCGGCGTATGCGGCGCGTATTTTGCCTGCCTGTTCGGCCAACCATGCCTCGCTGTCTGCGATGAGGTCCTGCGCATGGGTATCGATGGGCAGTGGCGCGGTGCCTTTGTTCGGCGTGTGTGCCGGGGTGCCGATGTGCGCCTGACGGAGCATGATGCTGCGCAGGGTCGGTAGCTGGATGTGTCCGAGCTGGTAAATCATGGCCCAGTAGTCGGCGGTGCATTTGGCGCAGAGCGTGCCGCTGGCGGGTTTGCCGCAGTGCTGGCAGTCGGTCAAAGTCGGGCCTCCTTGTCGTACTGGTGGATTATGGCGGCGACTTCAGCTTTCGGGACTTGCGGCACGAGCGGCGCGATTTCGTCGATCGCATAGCCGGCCTGATGCCACTTGACGATCATGTCCATAAGGGTTTTCTTCACTTTCATTTCGTTTCCTTCCTTGTTCTGGTTGTGAATGCGGCCAGTCCGGTCTCGGCATTGAACACCTTGACCGGCTCGCCAGTCCTCAAGGACACGGCCTGCGCGTAGTCGCCGGCATCGTCGATGTTCTCGAACGTTCTGACGCCTTGCCGGGTGACGACGTTGTAGCTCATCTTGCCGGCTCCTTGTCCGCGCCGCTCACATGGCTCCAGTCGCATGACATGCCGCCCCTCTGGTAGCCCGCGTAGACGACGCAGACCACTTGCCTCGTGTCGGACAGTGTGACGATGCATTCCTTGATGCTGTCGCTGGACCTTTTGGAGCATGTGGTGCCGGTGGCGGCGATGGCGTGGGCCGGGGCCGACGTCTTGGACGCGCTTCCGCATCCCGCGAGCGCGAGGAGGAATACCGGCGTGAGCAGGAGCATGGTGATGGCGGTAGGGCCGATGCCGGCGAGCGCGAGTGGTTTGCGTTTTCTCATTTCGAGTGTTTCCTTCCTTGTCTGGCGGTTGACGTTGTCACTCATTTTTGGAACTCCTTAACTGATCGTGAATATGATGATCGGGGCGACGCACAGGCAGACGGTCAATACGATGCCGAACGCGATTTCAAACGGGTTGTGTTTCATTCGATGGTCTCCTTGTATGGGTTTTCGCTTGTGTGTGGCGGAAAGTCGCATTCCTGGTCTTTCCAGCCTGCGGCGTAGCCTTCTCGCCATGCTTTGGCTAGTTCTTCGGGTGTTGGATGACTGGTGGTTCTGCTGTTCATTTCATTGCTCCTTGTTGAGTTGTTTCGCCATCTGGCAGGCTCGTTGGTCTGGCGTGGCGGTTTCCCTGTTTCGTCCGAGCGCTTGCAGCACGTGTTCGCACTGCCACGTGTGCACGTGGCGTTTCGACGGTGGTATGCCACTCATGTTGGCGCGGCGTTGGCACCAGCCCTTCCATAGTCGTGTCCAGTCGTTGACGGAGCGTGTTTCGTCTTGGTGACGGTCTGCGAATGCGAGCCATGCGGATTCGAGGTCGAGGTTCGGATATTCCACGGCTAGCGTCTTGTCGGTTTCGCCGCACTCCCGCGATTCACCGAAATCCTTCACGCTTTCTTTGGAGAAAGAAGAAGAATATTCTTCTTTCTCTTTCTTATCGGGTACGGGTACGGGAACGGGGCATGAGTTTGCCATCGACTTGCCATCGGTTTGCCATGCGTTTGCCATAGGTTTGCCATGGCATTTGCCATCGGTTTTGCCATTTTTGCCATTTTCGTCAACGGTTTTCCGTTTCCAACGACGGTCCGCGCCCCTCTTGCCCGCTTCGCTCCGCTTCCGGCGCAGAGCGTCCACTTCCTCCCCGTCCGGCTGGTAGTCGCTCCAATCGTGGAACCAATAGCCATCCCGTTCATCGTCACGCTCCCACAATCCGACATCGCACAGTTCGCGCACGGAATCATCGGAGCCACGGAACATCGTCACCATGCGGGCTGGCACGAACCCGCCCGTCAATTGCTGTGCCGACCATGAGCCGGAACGGAGCCACAATGCGGTAGCCCCGTCCGACAGCATCGCGGTCTTCGGGTTCGAGAAGAACGAATCATCCACCTTGAACCACATCGCCCCTGTTCCCCTTCCTTGAATTGCATGAACGGCACATGGTCTGAAGATTCTCCATGGTGTCCTCGCCGCCAAGACTCCACGGAATGATGTGGTCAAGGCTCAGATGATCGGCGGCTCCACATTCGACGCAACGGCAATGGTCACGCTCATACACGGCCTTGCGAAGCTTATTGCTGATCGGCTCCCTTGATCGCGGGTCGAAGCGCCTGAAGCTCTTGATGTGGTAGACGGGTTCGCGCAGACGAATCTTGTCTGTCTTCGTCAGGAAACCCGCGTCGATAATCGCCTGTAATTCATCGTCTTCGCCATCGAGAACGTACCGGATGACAGTGTATGGAATATCACCGTAGCTCCTGTTGTCGGAACACCAGGAAATCATCATCACGTAGAGGCCAATTGATGCCGGACTCTTTCTCATGAGTTCCAACATTGTTTCGTCTCGATACCATGAGACCGGAATCTGGAAATAGCCCATTTCATTCAATCTCCTCTTGTGATGCCGTTGTATTCCATCCAGATTGCTTCCTGACGTGGCGTGGTGCAGGGCAGGTCGGTGTAGTTGGTGTTCTTCCAGCCGCTTCCCACGTGTGGTTTCGCCATCGCGTCCAGGGCTTCGGCGATTTCCACGATGTCGGGTTCCGGGTCGAGCGTCACCATGCCAAGCCATCCATGACCGCCTGCTGAGCGGACACCAGGCGGTATCCGCAGTACGGGCATGTGACGTAGTATGTGCCGACAGTCTCACCGCAGTGGGCGCACTCGACATATCGGATTGCCTTGCTCATTCGCTTACCGCCTTCCGTGCGATTTCGAGCATTTCCCGAGCGTCCCTGAGATAATTGGCTCGCATCTCCGGCTCGGCCAGAGTCCAGAAGCAGTCCTCACTGGGCATGACGTCTTCCCAGGCTGGCGCCATGTCCCACCAGATCAGTTTTTTCGCCACGGCCTCCACTTCGGCGTCAGCCGGTGGTGCTGCGCGGCCGCGCAGGTACGCTTCCTGCAAATCGTCCGTGTCGCAGTAAAACTGTTCCTTGACATGCGTTCCATTCCAATAGCGGGTCGGATACGCCTTCTCAGCTTCATCATCCGCGACGCTCATTCCGCGTCCTCGCCTTCCAGGAATGGGTCATCGGCCTGCATTCGCTCGTATTGCCTTGCCGTCTTGCGTGTGATCCATTCTTCCAACTGCTCGTCGGTGATGCCGTACATTTCCTTGAGCAGGTACAGGCAGATGGTCACGTCGGCCATTTCCTCCGCAAGATTGTCGATAGCACCGGGCTTGCCGCGTAGGCGCTTGCTGATGGCTTGGATGAGTTCGCCGCATTCCTCCATGCAGACGATGCTTTGTGTCTCTTTGCCGTATTTTTCGATGCTTTCACGCCACACCGCATGCTGCTTATCGCCGTTCATCGGTTTGTATCCTTCATGTTCGTATCCTCGTTTTGCTTGGTGGTTTCGGTTTCATGTTCATCGAATGGGACTGCTAGCTTCACGTGGCTCTTCATGATTGCGATGCGACCAGGACCTTCAAACCACGTAATGACTTCAGAACAATCCACGTATCCGCAAGCAATCCCATAAATCCCGTCCCAGCGTTCCGCCCATCCGCTTTTCAGGTAGTATGTTTCGTTCGTATCAAGTTCCACGCGCAGACCCATGTCATGCGGGAGAAGGTCTAGCACGCCGTTCATTTCGCGTCCTCGCTTTCCTTTTTCGAGAATGTAGACGTTCGTGGCGCTGAGTGCGGCACATGGGACTTCCAGTGGCGGGATGGTGTCCATTCGTACAATCTTCCAACCATCATTCAGAGCTTTTTCAAGCAACTCCATATTGGATAAGCAACGATTAATGCCACTGCCAGTCCAAAACACCGGGAAAACCTTGTATTGACAGCTCATTTCGTGTCCTCGATTCTTATGGTGATGTGGTAGACTCCCTTCTGCGTGCTGGGCTGGCCGAGCCGGTAGTCGGGGCCTGTCACGTATATGGCGTTGTCGTCGGGCCAGTAGCCTGACTGGGTGATGCCGTCGAGTATCGCCTTGACCATGGGGGCCGCGTTCTCGGGGTCGAACCGTCCGTGGGTGAGCGGGTGGATGATGGCTGTCACGTGCACCGGCCAATGCGTCGGGCGCGTGAGTCTGCCGGCGTTGATGAGACTGCGGAAGGTGATGTGGGCGGCGGCCTTGACCTTCTTCTTCCGCTGGTATGGCACCGCCCAGCTGCGGCTTCGACGGTTCTGCGTCCACCACAGTTGCCTGCTGATCGCGATGTCAATCTCGCTCATAATGGTCGGCCTCCTCTTCCTCGGCTTCGATCTCGCATTCGGGGCATGGGATGGTGCGCGCCGGATACAGCGCGCACCCATGTATCGGACATGTGGTTTCCACGTCCGGCGGTTCAATCCATTCGCGCATCAGAAGTCAGGCTCTCCGGCTGGCGCGCCCCACGGATCATCGGCCGGAGCCTGCGACTGCTGTTGTGCCTGCTGCGGCTGCTGATAGCCGCCACCGTTGGCATTGCCGCCCTGGTATCCGCCCGACTGCATCTTCTGCACCTGAGCCGCCGCATAACGCAGGCTTGGCCCGATCTCGTCCACCTGCAATTCCACGACCGTGCGGTTGGAACCGTCCTGCGCCTGGTAGGAACGCTGCTGCAAACGACCCTGCGCGATCACACGCATGCCCTTGGCGAGGGAGCGGACGCAATGCTCAGCCATGTCACGCCACGCGGAGCAGCGCATGAACAAAGCCTGACCGTCCTCGAACTGGTTCGTACTGCGGTTCCAGGAACGCGGCGTGCTGGCGATCGTGAACGACGCGACCTGCGCGCCAGCGGACGTCGTGCGCAATTCCGGGTCGGCGGTCAGATTACCGACAATCGTGATAACGGTTTCTCCAGCCATCAGAAGTTCTCCTCTTCCTCGGTAAGCGGCGTGATGAAACGAAACGGCATTCTTTTAGTCGGCTCGCGGTCCACGAGAGACTCCCAAGTCCTGCCTAGGCCCAAATCGAGGGTTCCTGTGTCATAGTCGAACAAAAGCTGCTTCCACGAATCGATGCAGTGCACCCATAAAGCGCCTTGCGCGTCACGGTAGATGCCGTCCTCGTCGGGCTCGGCATCGACAAGCTGCTTCAGACAATCATCTTCAAGCTCACGCGCCATTCTGAGCCGATTTACGATGTCATCGTGGCATCGGTTCTTCTCCACTGCCATCACTCGGCCTCCTTCGCGTCGGCTTCGGTATCCTCCGGCGTATCCGCTTCCATGACTTCGGCGGTCACGTCATCGGCTTCGTCGACGCTATCGTCATCGAGCACAGGTTGGAACACGTCGCCGTAGTCAGGCGTGATGTCATCGGCGGCGACGGCGGTCTGCGCCTGCACGGTCAAAGGCAGGTACGGGGCGGCACGACGGATGGCGGTCTTCTTCGCCATGGCCTCGTAATCGGTCTTCCACGGGCCGAAATTGCCGCTCTTGCTGCGTGCCCTCGCCTGCTCGATCTCCTGACGGTTAAGGACGAGGAAGTAGTGTCCGCCGTCCTTGAAATGCGCGACCATGTACACGTGGGTCAGTTCGCCGGGGTTGGCGCATGGCACGTGGTGCAGCTCCTCGTTCAGACCATACGAGTACGAGAATTCGTCTCCCTGGTGTACTGCTCGGGCGCTGATGTCCACGAGCTGGCCGCTACGTCGCGCCAAGTCGATCATGCCACGGTAGCCCATGATGAACGTGGCTTCCATTCCTCCGGATTTCTTGTTGTAGAAGGGAAGCACGTAGGCTCGTCCCAATCCGTCCACGTTGGACGGTTCCAATCCGAGCGCACTGCAGGTCATGAAGCAGGAGAGCACGCTTTGCGGCGAGCATTCAGCCAGTTTCGGTGTCTTGTTGATAGCTGACACGCACATCTGGTAGAGGCGGTCGGGGCTGATGTTGTTGCCGACGACGCTGGCGATGCGCGGCCAGCTCTTCTTCATCAGCATCTGGAGGTTCTTTTTCGGCGTCATTTCGACCATCTGCCGGCCTTGCGCCTGCTGTGCGATCTGTCCCATGATTATTGCTCCTTTTCGGTGGCTTTGAATGCGAATTTGCGGTATGTGGCGGCTTTGACGACGTATTCCTTGCGGGTCGTCGGCTTGTAGGTGGCTTGGAGGTTGCCGCAGCGCACGCCCGTATGCGAGCCGATGCGCAGGATGATCTGCTCCTGCAATTCCTTCTGCTCGTTTTTCAGTTCCTTCTCGCGGTTGTCCGTGCTCTCGTATCGTGCGAGCAGGTCGTAGAGGTCATCGTCGGCGCTTTCGTCCACGATGTCCGGCGTCGGCTCGGGGAACGCCTTCTGCACGTCACCGCCGGTCAACTGCGGTGGAGTGCCGGAAGTGACGAAACGCCAGAAGTCGGCTGCGGCCTTGTCTATCGCGGCTGTATCCTCCACGTCGGCCTGGAACGGGATCTCTATTGGCTCGTCGTCCCCGATGGCCGCGTACACGACTCCCCACGTCCATCCAGTGACGAGCGCATAGAACTCGACTTGAGCGAGATAGTAAGGTGGAATTCGGAGGTTGCCGTCCTCGTCATGCCAGTCCCCCGCTCGACGGTTGCTCGCAGTTTTGATTTCGAGGATTCCGAAACTTCCGTCCTCCCCTTGCAGGATGCCGTCAAGGGAAGCCCTCAGATAGGGCTTTTCGCGGCTGATGAACTGCTTGTCGGTGCCGTCCGTGACCAGCATTTCCGGATGGTTGGCACGGAAACGCTTGCGAAGCTCGTTCTCCAAGGCATTGCCACGGATGACAGCCCACTTGTCGGAGATGTCCTCCGGTTCCACACGGCCTGTCTTCTCAAGCCACAGCTCATACGGTGTCTTGAAGGAATTCAGGCCGAGGATCGTGCTCATGTCGGAACCGCCCACACCCGCCTTACGGCTCTTCAGCCATGCGAGATGACGTTCCGTCTTCTTGCACTGCCGGAACCGTTCGATCGTGTAACGTTCCGTGTCCTTGAGTGGGATGCGTTTCATTCCTTCGCCACCTTCATTTCCTGGACTTCACCGTTAAAAAAATCGATGATGAGATCGCAGATGGCAGGTGCCGACATTTTGAGCGCGGTTTTTTCCTCTTCGCTTTCGGCTTTGATGGCGAAAACGCCATCCTTGCTGTCGAAATTGAGTCTCATTTCGCCACGTCCTTGCTGTAGTTGGCTTTCAAGTCCATGAGTTCGCCGTTGAGGAGTTTCGTGGCGAATCCGTAGACGACTTTGTCGTTGGTTTGGAACGCGGTTTTCTGCAGAGCGCTGATGGCGTCGTAGATGTAGACCAGCGCGTCCGTGATGGCGGCGCGTGTATGCTCGCGCTCTTTTTCCGGTGCCATCTCCGCAGTGGGGAGTTTCGCTGTGATGATGTCGGTTGCTGCGATTTTCGATTCGGTGACGTTGTCCGCTGTGATTTTCGATGTGGTGGTCATGGTTTCTTTCTTCTTTCCGGTTGTGGTTGTTTTCCGTGTTGTCTTGCGTGGTGAACGCTTGTCGTAGGCCGGCAATAGTCCTTCCTTGCGGAGTTGGCCGAGAATGTTGCCGACCGTTTTCTGGCTTAGGTTGAGCGATTCGGCGGTTTCCTTGCCGTCGAACGTTTGGCCTTGGTCGATGCGTTTCCTGCAGTGCGCGAGAATGAGATCGCGTTTTGACGGTTCCGCCGGTTTCTCCGGTAGACTCTGCGTGAGGAGTCCGGCCTTGCGTAACGCCCGCATTTCGTGGATATTGAGTCCCGCTTCGCCCGATTCGTCGTAGATTCTCTTCAGTTCGGCGAGCTCGTCGGCTGTGTATTCGTGTTTCAACGTGTTCCTTTCCTGAGTTTTTCGATCAATCGCCTGTTTTTGCGGATGAAAGCGTCCACGTCGATTCCCCGCTGTGTGAGGGTCGGTTTGCCGGTGTCGACGCGTGCTTTCCCGTCGCTTGTGACGGTCGGACTGCTTGTAACCCGTGAGCCGGAACGAGCATGCCGTTTTTTCATCTCGCCACCGTCCTCCGGTATTCGTGCGCCGAAGCCCACCGTTCGGCCACGGCGCGTTGGTATCTGACTTTGCGCCTGTCCTGATGTCCTTCCGGCGGTTCCACGCCGATTTTCAGATATGGCGGGCCTTTGCCTGTGCTGCGCCAGTTTGCGAGGGTGCGTACGCTCATGCCGAGCATGGCGGCCAGTTCGGTTGGCGTGAGCAGATCGTCACTCATCGTCATCGGATGGGCAGTAGCGGCTGATGAAGTACGTCTGGCCTTTGCCGGTGACCTTCGCGGTGCGGTTGATGGTCACGTGGCCGTCCGAATGGGTGATGGCGGTTTCCTTGATTCGGAACAGTCCCAAGTCCATGGCCTTCTGGGTCGGCACGTTGCGGTTCGAGCCGGTCTTGCCCAAGTAGCCGTCCTGTCGGAGAATCTCGAAAAGGCGGTTCTGGCCGATGTCCAAACCGTTCTGGCGTAACATCTTCGCCAGTTCTCCGATCAGGCACGTACCGTCCGACGCGGCCACGGCGTCCGCGAACCGTGCTTTCGGCTCCAACGCCTTGATATGCTCGGACTGTTCGGCGATGCGTCGCTTCTGCTCCTCCATGGTGCGTTGGCCGATCATCACGGCCTTCGCCAGGATGGTCATGTCATCGTCCGCGTCCGTGGTGGGAATGTAGCCGCCGGTCTTGCGGATCTGCGGCAGCACCTCATGCGTCACCCAACGCTGAAACTCCTTGGCTTCCGGCTTCCGCGAACGCATGATGAGCTTGTACAGGCCGGGCTCAGAGATGATGAGAGGCGCACGCCCTGGCTGATTCCAAACCTCCGAATTACGGAGGTTTGTGATTTCGTCATCATCAAGAGCTTCGCGGAGATGATTTGTGTCAATACCGAGGATGTCGCATGCGTCCTTGGCGACGAACCATGGTTCGCTCGCCTCGTCGGTCAGGGTGCGCAGTGCCGCGCCCTTGAACTCGAATCGCTGGATTTCAGTGCTCATTGTTTTTCCTTTGCTTGTTGCCGTTGTGTGCCCCACCATGACGAGTGGATGGGGCTGAGTGGCTGGCGTCGGAGTCGAACCGATGCCGTCCTTGGATTCCGAGCGCCCCTTTGACTGTTGGAACACAGACCTGAACGTGTTCGCGGTCGGTGGCGTGGCCGACGGCGATGGAAGCCGTCAGGCGGACTTGAAGGGGTTTGCAAGCACCGGAATGCCTGCTTCTTGATAGTTAGAGAGAAGAAGATTGGAATCCGTGGACGGGCGAACCGTCGTCCAGCCGAAGCCACGACAGAGTGATGTGCATGTAAACGCCGTGGCGAATTTGTTGTTTGTCGATATTCAGTTATATGTGTTCCCGCCAGCCGACATGGTGAACGTGGATGTCCGCGAAAAACGTCCCTAATTGGTTTGTTTTGTTGGACTGTCGGCTGGTGGGAAGTCTTTAGTCGCGTGGGGCGAACCGCACGGTCAGCCATAGGCCGGTCAGAATGTAGATGACGCTCACGAGGATGGTCGCGGCCTGCGAATCCGCCGTCCGCCAAGTGAACAGCAGGGTCGCCGATGCGGTGCAGGCGATGATGGCGAGCAAGGTCTTGATGCGTCGGAGCGTGTAGTTCGGCTTCCTGACTTCGTGGTTGCTGCCGTGGTTGGTCATCTTGTCGCTCCGATCTTGTTGGAGAGGTTGTAGGCGATGCCTTCGATTTCCGCTGGCGTGAAGTCAGCGAGGGTGACGTCTTGGATGCCGTCCACGAGACTGGCGCTGCCATCCTCATGGAAGCGGATGTAGAAGCCGCTTGATGCGAGCAGCAGGCTTCCTGTCTCGTGGAGCGTCGGCGGTTTTGGCGGGTTGAGTAGTTGGCTGGTCATTTCTGCGCTTCCTTGACGATCGTGTCGATGATGACGTCCACGAGATCGGGCACGTCGATGTCCATCGGTCCGGTGATGTGGCCGAGGAACCGGCTCGCGTCGATTTCATCCCACTGTTCCGCGTATTGCGGGCGAATCATGTCGCCATGCTCGGCGAATTCGTCGAAGACGGCTTCCACGCAGGTCTTGCGCAGGTCTTTGTTGTAGGTCTTGCTGTCCATCGGATGCTCCTTTGGTGTGGATTTCAGGCTTTGAATTGTTTGATGCTGTCGATTGGCTGGATGAGGAGCATGACGAGGTTTTCAGGTTCCATGTCGAGCATGGATGCCGCTTTTTCGATTTCGTCCGTCGAGAGTGGCGTGTGGTGTGGTGATTTTCATTGGTTGTCCTTTTGCTCGTTGGCGTTGTGTGGTGTGGTTAGGCAGTTTGTTTGATTTGGGCGATTTCTCCGGGTTGGAAGCCGAATGCTTTGTAGAGTCCTATGAGCATGAGTGGTGTGCATTCGTTTGTTTTTTTGGCTCTGGCTAGGACGCTTTCGCTGACTCCTATTGCTCCGGCGAAGGCTTCGTCCGTTTTGAGGCCGCTCATTTGTTTGGTTCGGTCTAGGAAGCCGTCTCGGAACTGCATTTTGTATTCAGCCATCAGTGATTCCTTTCATTGTGAAGCATTTTGTTTTTCAACTTGAAAAGTAATATACCACAGTGAAAAGAGATTTTTCAAGTCGAAACACCTTTTCGGCGTGTTGACATGAAAGACTTTTTATTTCATAATGAAATACATGGATAAGAAAACATATTTCGCACAGCTAACGCATGATGCGGCGATCAATGAAATCAGCAACAAGACCGGACTCAGCGTCTCAACCCTCTGGCGTCAATACAACAAAGGATGCGAGTTCAGCGCCGAGTCGGTAATCATCATCGCTAGAGCATATAGCGAAAATCCCGTAGAGGCTCTGGTTGAGTTCGGATATATAAGAGCCGACGAGATGGCTAACGGAAGGACCGTCGCAAGACTGCATGACGCTTCGAATGACGAGCTGCTCCAGGAACTCGCACGCCGTCTCAAGGAAAACGCTGACGCCGACTGGGTGAACAGTCCGATCATCTACCGTGAAGAATTCGACATGGCCGCGAACGACGATCCGAACGCGAGACTCGAAGCCGAAACACCGGAAGACTGACGACATCAACGAATATGGCGGCGGTATTCAATCATGATGCCGCCGCCTAATAATACGAAGGGAACAATGTCTCGAATCACCATCGACGTTTTGGAATGTCAGGCCGAGCACATGGGTTTGAAGGTTTTGGAATCCGATATTCCAGGCACTACCTGCGGCCTGTACTGCGACCGGCTGCGGACGATATGGCTTGCCGACTGGTTGAACGACCGGCAGAGGCTCTGCACCCTATGCCATGAGCTTGTGCACGCGAAGTATCGTGATCTTGGCTGCGGCACGCGGTTCGGCGTGAAGTGCGAGCGTAGGGCGCGTCGCGAGACGGCGTTGATGCTGATAAGCCCGGTCGAGTTCGCCATGGCCGAAGAGCTGTGGGACGGCGACACCTGGCATATGGCGGCGGAGCTGGACGTGACCATGCAGGTTCTCGCGGATTACAGGCAGATTCTCAAGGATGGCCTGTTCGAGAAACGTCCATGATTCATCAGCCGTCAATTGGGGAGATAATCCTTGTTGAGACATATTGCAGGAAAGCAAGGAGGACATCATGGAAATTATATGCGTTATCGCCGGCATCGCCATCGGTATGGCCGCGTTCGTTCTGCTGATCCAGACGGCGGTGAGAAACGGCATTCGCATGTCCGGGTTGATTGACTGGCGTACCCAGTATGAGTTGGAACGCATCGACGATGTGGACGGCGGCAAGCCGACATTGCATGAATTGTATGAGATTACGGCCAAGACCGATTCCGCACCAGATGCCATCGAGCGGAATGTGAGGGCGAAGGCTCTGGACTATATCGAGTCGCGTAATTCCATTCATGTGCGAAATTGTTGGATTGTGATTGGAGTCGCTGTCGGCGTATGCTTCCTGACTATGATTATCACTCTCGCCAGCAGTCCTATGTGAATCATGTTTTTCTCGTGCCCGTCTGTTTTGTTGCAGGCGGGTTTTTCATGCCCTTTTTCTGACCGTTTGCGCTTTTTAATTGGCAAAATCATGGCAAACGCACAATGTAAGAAGAATGTATAACCATGTACATACTTATATACATGTAACTGGAGCTACACCGACAAACTATCAGTAGCTACTACCCGACAGTAGTTGTAATTATGTCCATGTGTAGAGTTAGAGTTATAGGCGAAAGTAGCAAAAAGCCCTTGCCGCTCTCGAACAGCGACAAGGGCAATCGGAAAACCAGTTTGCATAGATTCTCCGTGCATCAGCATAGCGCTAGGCATGGAGGGAAAGACACGTGGAAAATATGGGCTACAAGAACATGCAAGCCGTATACGACGTCAACCGTGCCGGTCGCATGGCGATTCGACGTGGCGATAACATGACCCTCAACAAGAACGCCGAACTCGTCCTCATGTTCATGGCTTCGCAAACCTACGATTGGGATAGTGAGAACAATTGTCCTCCAAAGAAGCTCATGGATAAGAAAGTGCCATGCCGCTACTACACGCTTGGATGGCGTGCTATCTCAGACTCGCTTGGAATGGTGATGCTTACTCCCGAACAGGCGATGGGTGGCAATGCGGAGGCGAAGATGAAGACCCGCGAGAACAGCATCCAGAAAAGCATCAGTGACGCTTGGGTGTTCCTGCGTGATCGCGGCATCATCAAGACCATCGAACCTGCTTCGCTTGGTAAGAACGCTGGGTTTCTGCTCCTACTGGGCGACGATGCGGAGAATGCCGCAGTGGAACGATGGGCCAGGGAGTGCCTTGGCGTCTGATTCGGCCATGATGACGGTTGTGCCATTCGACCTTTTTTGACCGTTTTATGACCGCGTTTTCGACCACGATGGTCGAATGTCCTCGTGTTCGGTCAACATGATGATGCAATCCACATAAAGAAGATTATTAGGGTTGTACCTGCTTGATTGGGTTTTCCTGAGATTGCTGATTGCGGTTATGTCTATGAAGGCCGCCACATGGTTCCCTATGCCGTGCGGCGTATTCCGGCTCCACATGCGTCTTCCAAGTGGCTTCGTCGGTGCGGATGGTGTTTGGCTTGAGGATCGGACGCCGTGAATCCATCCACTCGGCGTAGATGTCAGACACCAACGTGCGGCCGGCTGACTGGTCCACGAAGCTGCCGTCCCTTTTGGCGGCGTTGACGTGCTGGTCTCCCCACGCCTCGGCGTCCATTTTGCGGCGGAATCCTCTTTTGCCGGTCGGCGTGCCGTCCGGCTTGCGGTATCTGACTTCGTATCTTTTTCCGGCTTTGGTGGCGTATTGTCTGATCGTGTAGGCCATGCTCGCCCCTTCGTTTGCGTGGCATCAAGTCTATCAATCCGTTGATTTTTTCTCTGTTTTTTGTGTTTCGACTTGCAATACTTTATTTACTATGCTAATATAGTTTATATCAAGGAAAGGAGGTGAACATGGAACCCAAGGACTGGCTGCAGCTAATCACCAGCTGGGTCTCGATAGCGGTGACCATCTGGCTTGGCCTGCGCGACGACCCGCCACCAGAAGGCAGGCACCGCAAGCGCAAGTAAAAAAGGTTCCGGCTATCCCAACTAGCCGGAACCCCATCCAATCGTATCAAAGGGTTCCATGAGCATCATGAGCAAACAAAGAAAACTTGCCATCACATCCATGCTGTTCGCCGTCGTCTCGGCCACGAGCACGTTCGGCGGCATGCACATCATGGCGGCGGGATTCGCCGTCGCGGCAGGCATTGCCGGATTCTTCGCCGGATGGAGCGGCCGATGACCGTCGAATACCTGAGCGTCACAGACGTGGCCAAGCGCCTCGGCATCAGCACCGCCGCCGTCAGCGCCTACAAGCTACCACAACCAGACGCCACCATCGGACGCACGCGCGGCTGGCTGCCAGAGACCATCGACCAATGGAACGCGCAACGCCCCGGACGCGGAGTCGGCGGTGGCAGGCCGCGCAAGCATCCGGCGGAGTGACGTCCGCCCCGGCGCTCATCCGCGAGCGCCGGGGCGGTTTTGTTGTTGGAGGTTGGATGTTGTCAGTCTTGGATCGATGGGTGGCACTGTGCCGTGTTCAGGTATTTGATCGAGACTACATGGTGGATCTGGGTTCCTGGCATTTTTTCCTTGGCCGCGTTCCCCTTGCGTAGGGATTGCGGATAGTAGGGGCCGTCCTCTCCGCTTCTTCCGAGGCCGATGCACCAGACTGTGTTTCCCATGTAGAGGCGTATCCGGCTGTTGCCTGATTCGACCACCATGGATGCGTCGTTCAGTGCGAATGCGCTGGCTATCACGTCGGTCTTCCTCGCGAGCCATCGCGCGTCTCCGGTGGGCGCGACCCTTTTCACCGAGATCCCATGGCCGGACAGGAGGTCAGTGTACAGGCGTCGGGCGGGAAGTCTGCGGGTGCGGTTGTCGTCGGCGTAGTATTCCAGGCCGCATAGGTGGGCGAAGTTCGAGGCCTTCCATTGGATGTCCAGCGTCATCCCGTCGTCGCACGCGATTCTCGTGATCGTTCCGACGAGATTGGCATATAGTCGGGCTGCCTTTCGGGCCTCGCCAAGCATCCGCCGCTTCGCCTCGGTCACGTTCACGCCCGGAATCCTCCCAGAAAATTAAAAGAGGGGCACCGACCAAGCGCCCCTCCGAAGCCGTGTGGCTGATCTTTTTACAGTCTTCTGCATGACTAGCGTCCCGTTTGCGCGGGAAGGGTCACGGCTCCGGTTGGTCTCAACCGTCTGGCCCAGCCGTTGGGCGAGACATCCAGCTCTCGCTGATGGCGCATCGACTCGCCATCGGATGCCTGCGGCAGCCAGCCACACGCTTCGAACCCGAAACCCTGCCCACCAGCAAAGCAGGTCCGGGTCTCAAGTTCGATTGCAACGATACCCCATGACGGCGGACATTCGTCTCGCCGTGAGCGTGATCCAGACGGTATTCGCACAAAACCACCGGGCCGCCGCGACGGCGGCGGACGACCACGCAAACACGCCGAATAACAAGAAAAGCCCCTCCCCCAGCAATGCTGAGAGAGGGGCGATGTTGCATAAGGGTGCAAAATATTCCAACAGGAATCAAACCGCACGAATTTTCATGCGAGGTTTTCGATGATCCGCTTCTCGTTTTCGCTGAGCGGCCATATGGTCACGTCCTCCGCGGCCTTCAGTTCCGCGGCCTTCAGTTCCGCGGCCTTGGCTTCGCTCATCAGATAGCCGCCGCCGAAGATGGCCTTCTTCACGGCCTTCTGCGAATCAAGCGCCCGTGTAAACGCCACATCCGAAGCCCTGACGCAGAACTCGACCTGCTTGCCGATCTTCCCGAGCCTGCTCACGGTAAGCAACTCACGCGGATACGCGTATTTCGGCGGATGCCTGCGCTGCTCTTTCCTGACTCGCTTCACGGTCTCGTCTATCGCGTTGGCCAGATCCGGCGCTGTGCGGATCAGATCATCGCCGAAACTCGTCACGAAGCTGGTGTTGACCTGCGCGCCGTTCGCGTATTCGATGGTCGAATCCGTGACGATCATGCGCGCTCCGTTGCGCGACGTGCTGGAGAAGATCGTGAGATACGGTGCGAACAAGAAGAAAGGAATATGGTTGTCACGGTAGAACGTGCATATCTTCGACAGAATCGAGAAAGGTGGATTGTCCACCACCACCTTGCCACCAGAATAGTCAAAACTCTCGTAGTCGCCGCCCGGATAGAACGGGCGCACCACCTTGCTGGGGTCGATGCCAAACTCACGGCATGCCCAGTCCTTTATCGTCTCATACACTGCGGGGGGGGTGTAGCAGTCGTCCGTGGTCTTCTTCGGTTTGAATTTCTCCACGAACGCGCCGTAATCGTCAATCGTCTGTTGTCTGATGCCCATTTTGAAAGTCCTAAAAATAAAGCCCCTCCTCCATGATGGAGAAGGGGTAAATTTAAAAACAGGGTGTAAAAAATTCCACGGACACTACAGTGCCGCAAATTTTTCCACACCCGAGTTTGAGTTTCCGGCGCGAGTTTGAGTCTCACGCCAGAAAATTAATCACGCGTTGCGCAGCGGGTTGTAGGCGACGCCAAGACCGCTGGCGATGAAGCCGGCCACGGTCGAGATGTAGCCGCCGACCGCAGCGTCACCGAAGGTCATGAAGCCAAGGCCGACGCACGAAGCGATCAGGCCCAACACGTAGACGACGGTACGCACCTGCTTCGAGAATACGGGCGTGTACGCGCTGTCGGGCTGCGTGTTGTCGGTGCCGTCCTCGCGTTCGTCGGTGAGATTGGCGATGGTGGTCTCCAAAGTGGATGGTGCTGCATGTTCTGCCATTTAATTCCACCTTTCTTTCAGGCTTTGACGAGATACCAGGCTGACTTGTCCTCCGGTGCCAGCGCGATGTAGCGCACGGCTCCGCTATAAGCCGTGTAGCGGCCCCAGATGTAGCCGTCCGCGACCGTTCCCCAATGATCGAGGTTCACGGTCTGTCCGTTGGAATAGGTGGCGACCACATTGCCGGAAACACTCGGACGGTCGCGCACGTTGAGCCCGTCCACGGCCACACGGTACGTGCCCGGCAGCACGTTTGCGGCGGACGATGCCGTGGCGGACTGCGTCGGCGCAGTCGCGCCGGTCATCCTGTCGTACCATGCCTGGGCGCGAGCCATGTAGGCGGCGTTCTGGCTTCCGGCGATGGATGCGGGGCAGGCGGTCGCGGAGAAATGGCTGTGCGGGAACACGTTGACGCCCCACTGAGGACGTCCGAGGCCGTAATGCTTGCAGAGCGCGGCCACGAGGTGCGCGCCGTTGTCCAACGTCGCCTCGCTCAACATCCACGGGTCGGCCGAAATGTCCGCATGCTCCACGCCGATGGACGTGAGGTTCGCATTCCAGTCACCCGAATGCCATGCCGTATCGGTATCCCAGACGAGCTGCGTGATCCTGCCGTCCGCCGCCACCTGATAGTGCGCGGAAGCTTCACGGGTCTGCCACACGTCGTAGCAGCCCTTGCCGGTCAGGTTGCCGCCATTATGGTGCAGGACGATCTTGTCGACCTTGCATCCCTGGCGTCCCTTGGTCATGTGCGTGGAGAGGATGAGATTCTCGTCAGCCTCCAGATTCTCCCATGATTTCATATGTTTCCTCCTTTTTTGATGGTTTTACGCGAAGATGAGCGTCCATATCATGACGGCCATCTCCAGCAGTCGCAGGAGCGGCAGCATGAGCAGGACGACGCAGACGAGCGTGAACGCGGCCAAAAGCAGCGTCACGACACAGGTGAGCCAGACCGGCACGTCGCGACCGCGCCACAGCAGCCACGCCACCGCAAGCAGCAGCGCGACGAACATGACAGCCGCGAACGTCAAAGCGAGCATGCTGGCCGTCATTGCCGGTCCTCCAAGTATTTTTCGGCGGCGTTGACGATCCAGCATTGCGCGTCCAATTTTTCAAGCTTCGCCAACTCGTACCGGACGGCCTCGCTATGGTCGGTCGTGCGGTCGCCGTACATCAGTGAGATCAACGTGTTTTTGATCGTGTCGCGGCAGAGTTCGTCCATGCGCTCGTCGAATTTCTCGGTACGTTCGCCGAGCTGTCGGGTCTTGGTGAAATGCTGCGAGAGCGGCGAATCGTATGGCAGGCGTTCCGGCTGCACGTGCGAATACAGGCCGGTCGCCAACGCGTCCAACGCGCCCGGCCAGAGCTTGAGCAGCAAGGTGATGAGCGCGCACGCGCCACCCACTCCCCCGAAACCGGCTAGAAAATTCTGCAGCACATTACATCTCCTTACAGGAAAGCCCCGCACGTGGCGGGGCTTTGGTTTGTTTAATACGGGTGGTCCTCGGCGGCGAACACGAGCGGCAATCCGGCATTTTGCAGCAGGGTTATGAGCGAACCGTCATCGAAACCACACAGGCGGGTCAACACCGTCACGCCAACAGGAATCGGCACAGTCAAGTTGTTCCTGATGCCGATGGGATACGAGCCGTCATTCTGCTGCCACACGACGTTAGCCAGTCCATCAGGCTGTGGTTTTGGCGGATACAACCAGCCAGTATCTTCGCCGGTGACGGTTATCTCACAGCCCTCGTCGGCGATCTTCGACGAGGCGGTCATACCAGTAGGAACCCACGGGGCGACCGCCTCACGGTCCTTCAGGGTCGGTGGATTGTAGAGATTCTTGATTCTCACGCGGCCACCCCCAGACCGAGGGCTAGTAGATTGCCGTATCCTTGTCGAAGCAGTTGACGCCGACCGCCTGGAGGACAGTCCAATCGTCGGCGGAGAAGATTCCTCGGCATGCGAGCAGGACCTTCGCACCGGCTCCCATGAGCAATCCTTTGGTCCACAGGTTTTTGTTCTCCGTGATCGCCAGACCGCCGCTGAACGTGACACCGTCGCTCGTCGGCTCCACACGCCCCTGCACATCCTCGATGACAGCCGAACATATGTATCCGCCCGTCAGCGGTGGAAGGACGATGTTGCCCCACAACCGCAAGAGCTGATTGTCCTCGGTCGCCGTGTAGGTCTGCCCTTCCACGGTGCCGGGGAATGAATTGCCGTTCGACAGGATGGTCTTGGTGGTTTTCGCCGGATTCCGCACGATCATCGCCGACCACCCGCCTTGACGGGACTAGTACGGTGCGGTCTGCGCGGTGAAGAAGCTTGGAAGCCCCCCCCCCCGAAGCGAGAGCGTACGTGTCGGCGCGCTCCACGATGACATTGCTGATTGTCACACCGGTCTGGTTTGGCCGAATGCGAACACGGTCTGACTTTTTGAGTGTGAAAGTCGTCTGGACGTGACCAATCTTGTCGGAAGAGAAAAGGGGGTTCCAGCCAGAATCGAACAGCATTACATTAATGCCGGTTTGAGTCTTGCTGTTTTGGATGTCAGCCGCGAAGGCATAAGTGCCAGCCTCAACATTGTCGGTTACGACATCATAATCGCCGTGCGTGATGTCGCCTGTCCCATCATTGACCAATGGTGTCAATGGTGACGGATACAAGTTAATCCTCTGCATGATTCTCCAATTCCTTTCCCGTCAAAAGCTTCCAACCATCCCATTCCCTGCGCCACACCTCGCGGATACGGTCGAGCAGGAAGCACATCACGTTCGCATCGTCGCCGACTGCGCCGGTGTAGTATTTCAGCCCGTTATGCAGTTTCTCGGTGCGGCACCACAAGCTGCCAGTGGGAGCGGTCGAAGGCCGGTCGGGCTGGACGAGGATCTGCTTGGCGCCCAAAGCCTTGCCGCCTTCGCCAATCGACATGTGACAGGCGTTGAAAGCGTCCTTTTTGAGGACGGTGAGGAAATTCGAAGCGTCGCTAACGAAGCTCACCGTGCCGTTCGAGATCGATGCCACCGCGGGATCGGCGATGGTGAGCGTCAGACTGGCATCCTCGATGTGACCGTCGGCATAGACCTTCTGAGCGGCCACACTGACTTCCGGATGGTCGGCGTAAAGCGGCTGAGCCTGGAAGTCCACCGGTTTGAGCCATACGTCCACGAGCGTTTCGGCGGCGGGCGGCCATACCTGCACGCCGTTGTAGAGAGCGTTCCAGAAGACCGGCTGGCCGTCCGCGTCCACGTCGATGACGGGTTCGCCCACTCTCGCGCCGTTCAATAGCACGCCCATTGTCAGGCCTCCTGCGAACCGTCGGCTGCGGCATCCGTGGTGTCGGCCTTTTCCGTGGCATCGGGCGTGGATTCGCCCGTGGTCTCGGCCTTGTCATCGCCGGTCGCATCCGAAGCCTTGTCCTGCACGCTCTTCACCGCCTCGTCAATCGCCGTCAGAGCCTCATTTGCATGGGATTCCACCACGGCCTTGGACTCGCTAATGCTATCGGCGACAGACTGCACCGCGGCGGCGTTGGCCGACACCTGAGCCGTCTGCTCCGACACAGACTGCACGGCATCCGCAGCCTGCACGCTCGCCTCCTGCGCACCGGCAGCCGAAGCCTGCGCCGCATTAGCCGCCTGAGCAGCCGCAGCCGACTGCGACTCCACCACGGCACGCGCATCAGTCAAATCCTCCAGAATCTGCGAAGCGACAGTCTTAGCCTGACCCTCCGGATAAAACACCATCTGACCAGGATTCGCCTTCGACATGGCCTGCGCCTCCTGCAAGCTGGACGCCAGCAGGTAGGTCAAGGCCGCACCATTGTTAAGCGCCGGAGCCAAAGTATCCGAGTCCACATCGACCAGGTCCGCGAACTCCACGGCCGTCGCGCTGTCAGGCACGGTCACGTAGCGTCGGAACTTCCACAGGTCCGTGTCCAGTCCGATGGTGACCTCGTAGCAGAAGGTGTTGTCGGTCGGCGGAACGGTGACGGTCGCCGTGCCATGCTCGTCCAAACGCACCTCGAACGAGTCGCGTACGACGATACGACTGCCGCTCCTGAACCGTTCGGTCGGAACCACATGAATCTTCTCGCCAGCCAAGTCCGCTATGCCATCCGCGCTTGGATATCCGAAATCGAATTTGATCTGAGTCAAAATATCCTCCTAAAAAACAGGGATATGGAACAATGAGAAAACCCACACACACGCCCGTCCAACAACAACACGACGATGTGTGGGATTATTCAACAGAATTGGAAAGGAACCAATGCTTTTCGACACATTCGCAACCACCGTTTGGAAACCCTCATGTGCGAAACTCCGCGAATGCACCAAAGTAGGCTACGAAAGCACCCTGAACTGCCATATCCTCCCGCAATGGAGCGGAAGGGACATGGACGCGATCAGCGTGGCGGACATCGAATCATGGTTGGACTCCTTCGACAAGCCGGGAGCGGCACGCAAGGCCTACGCGGTGTTCCGCGCGATACTGCGCCTCGCGTTCAAACGCGGTTTGGCCGACAATGACGTGACCAGAAGGGAGATCCGTTTGCCGCATCTCCGCCGTTACGAGCCGCGGGTATTGGACGCACGCCAGGTGCGCCGCCTGCTGAAAGGCTTCTATGGCCACGCGTTGGAGGCGTGGCTGCTGGTCTCCGTATGCGCCGGATTGAGACGATGCGAGTCCGTCGGCATCGAATGGTCCGACCTGGACTTGAAGCGAGGCACGGTCACCGTCAAACGTTCCGTACAATGGGTCGCCGGCCATGAGACGGTCACCGACCCGAAAACCGACCAGAGCAGACGAACCGTGGCACTTCCCCGATTCGCAGTCAAAAGGCTCGCGCAGTTGAAACACGGCAGGAGCGGACGGCTGGCCGGAGACCTGAACGCTAACCAGGTCGCCTCACACTACATGGCATGGTGCCGGCGGATGAAACTCCCCTGCGTGCCGCCACGCAACCTGCGCCACACCTTCGGAACACTGGCGATTGCCGCCGGCGCCGACATCTCAGTGGTCGCACGGCAGCTCGGACACTCCGACATCCAAACCACCGCACGGTATTACCTCAAGCCTGATCTGAGCGTCCTCAAGGACATGCAGAAAGCATGGCAGAAACTCATATTGACCTGCTGATAGCATTCCGTAACCCTTGAACGGCAAATCTGGCATGGGCCTTACGGCATGACGGTGCGTCTTGCCAAGGTCGGCATGATGGCGTTCGCTTTTGGCAACACGTCCTTCACATACGACATCAATTCCAACGGCCAGACCGTGAATGAGACGATGGATGCCGGTTTCCTGCCGGAAGGACAAGGCACGATACTGCTGGAAGGTGTGAACGGGCAGCATGGAGCCTTGTCATTCGACTCTGACGGCAAGGTCACAATCAGCGGCAGCATGAACAGCGGATACTATTTCCGCGTCTGCGGCTGCTGGCCGGTGAAATAGCTTTCCGTAACCCAGCAATGGAAACCGCCATACACGAACGACAGCCTCACTCTGTGTCGCGTCGGACGCATCGTCACGGTCAACAGCAACGTCAAGTTCACCGGCAGTGGACAGCAGAACTACTCGACGGCGTTGGAGACCATCCCAGAAGCGTTCCGTCCGCTCGCCGACATGAGCATCATATCGTTCCCGTCCTGCGGTTTCAGTCTGCTTGTCATGCGTGACGGGACAGTGCAGATGCTGGGCGACCCGAAATCAGCCTACTCCACGGCGCATGGCTGTTGGATGACGGAATAGTTTTCCGTAACCCCGATTCATTTCACGAAACTGACCTCCGACCCGGAATTCACGATCAGCGGATGCGTCGTCAATGGTTTGGCGACCGTCTACTGCCGGTGGGTCAACAAAGGCCAATTCCAGAAGAAGGCGTGGGATGGTGTGCCTTTGGCAAGCATGGACGTGAATGCCAAGCTGGAGGGGTTCAGCGTTTTCATGGACAGTTTTCAGGGCAGTCAGATGCAGAATCGTTTTCTGTACGCCGTGGGAAACACGGTTTCCTTCCGCACATCATATGATGTGACCGTCCCTGCAAACACATGGCATGCCGGCAGCGTATCGTTTCCGGTGACGACGGTTTAGGCCGTGATGTACGAGGCGGATGTGATGAAACCTTCTCCGTTCTGGCTGCCACCAAGATTCCTGTAGGTGAATTTGCCGTCCGGCAGTATGGTGAAATCTCGTTGGCTGCTACCGTCACGCCCACTGTACGCCCACCTCGTCGTAATCAATGGACGCCAGCCAGCCGGCAGGACGCCGAAATTGCCGGTATCCCATGATGCCGTGGCGGCGCTCTTCCATTCCACGAGGATTTGCGCCACGTTCCCGGCTTTCACGCCCGTCACCTTGCCATACTGGCAGGTGATAAGCGTCTGGGTTACGGAATGCCGTCTAGATTGTGTATGTCAAAGAAATATCGACAATGCTCCAGGTTAGCGAGTCTGCGCCATACCGGTGGATTAAGTTTATCGAGCCGTCCGTGTTGATCGAGACGATGCCCCACGAGGTTCCTTGCATGCCGAAGAGCGCGCGGACGGGCACAGCGGGCCTGAAGGCTGCCTTGACGGAGCCGACCTTCGTGTCTTTTACCGTCGTGTGCACATTGAGGCCATTCATTTGGATCGTCACGCTGCTACCCCGAGCCACGCCCACGATGGCGAAGCCATCGAAGACCTGATCCTCAATCGGGGATACGGAAAGCTATGCCGACTGTTTGATTGCAACCCATAGCATGTTCACCGGCTGCACATCCACCCATGTATGCATATCTTCGCGCCGGATACGAAATGTGATTTTATCGGCTGCGATGCCCCAAACATAAGCGTTGAAAAGTTTGCCAGCAGCGTCTGTCATGCCATTCGGACTCAATTCGCAGAACGCGAACACGTTAGCAGACTCTTTGAATGGGTTATCGACACGCAGAAAACCGTTACCATCAGTAGGCCCTTTGTATAGGCCGCACCGGAATACGGAATCCCACAAAGCCCCTCTCGGCGTGAACAGGCGTACCGGCGTGCCGACCGTGATGCCATTAAGCGGGATACGCCACAACGGCATGTATGCATCAACCGCGCCGGACAATATCTTCCCTGACGGAATGGTCGGGTCGGCGGCGGCAGTCGCATTCGGCGAACCCTTCAACACGGTCAATGCCACATTCTCATTACCGGTCTTGGAATCTCGATGGTAGTGTGCGCAGATGATGTCATTGCGTTTCATGCCCTGCGACCCGTTGGAGATCGTCACCGATTCCGCCGCCGTGATATGCCAGTCCAAGCCCTGGATCGACGCGCAGCCGGTGCCGATCGTCGCCCTGTTGGACGAACTCATCGAGCACTTGAACACGTCGCCCCAGTCGTACACCACGTCGGACTTCGAGAACTTGGCCTGATGGATGATCGCCTTGTCCTCGCTTGAGATGTGTGCAACTCCGGCCTTGCCGTCAACCAGTTCGATGGTCACTGTTCAACCTCCTTCAACCATGCTTCAAACGAAGCGTCATCCTTCTGCATGAACGCCATGAAAGACGTATTGCATTTGGAGCACAATTCGTAAATGTCAGGGGCCACGTCATCCGCGATGCGGGTCGCCTTGCCAGCCGAATAGCGGCGCACGGTGAACCATTCACGCGCCTCCGTATCGCCAGCGGCGACATAAGCGGTCTTGCCGCACTTGTCGCACACGTACTTCGAGTAACCGTCAGATTTCACTATCCAATCCTTTCAAACGTGAAACAACCGAGCGAAGGCAACTGCCGCCAAGTCCCGCCGAAATCAACGGAAGGGTTGACACCAGTCGTGTTCTGAACCACATAGCCGACCGGAAACACGACCCTCCCGGAAGCGCCGTCACCGACATGAGCGCTGATCACACCGTCAACGGAGACTATCGTGCTGCCGTCCACCCTCACGCCGCCCAGCACGTCCGTGGACGCCTTCGGCAGCGTGTAGGCGTTCGCGCCCCGTTCGACCGAAGCGAGCTTCGACCGTTCGGAATCGGTCATCATGCCCGATTTGGCATTGTCGGCCACGCTCTTGGCCGCATCGGCGACGTTCTTCGCATCCTCGGCGGTCTGATTCGCCTTGCCGATCTGCGCCGCGAAACCGGAAGCCGTCCTGTCCGCCGACTCGGCGACCTGCCTGACGGCATCCAAATCCTCGGAAGCGACCTCCGCGCTGATCGTGCCGCCAGAAATCGACAGTCCACGGCCAGCCGTCAAAGACACGCCACCACCAGCCGAACCACCGGAAGACGAAGAGGAAGAACCGGAATAGTTCGCATTCGCCGACTGCACCGGCAGTCCGACCTCGAACGTCGAAGTCAAAATCCCGGAATCGATTTTCACGATCCGCTTCGTCACCACGGCGGTGACGTTGACACCGGAAGACTGATCCGCCGCAACAATCTTGTCATCCACACGCAGACCATCGCCGACCTCATCGGACAACGTCACCTCGACCGAGCCACCGGTCTGCAATTCCTGCAAATGCTTCTTCGTCTCGGATTGCAGCGTGGACAAATCCGCGTTGGAATAGTCGTATGTGGCGCATACTTCATCGGCACCAACGAATGTCTGCGTCTGACTCACCACGCCGGTCGCATCCGCGAAATAATTAACCACCAGACGGTCCTTGAGCTCCTGCGAGCCAAGGCCGATAAGATGATTCACCGCGCGACGGTTGGTTTCGGCCTTGAAATCCACCAAGTCGGAATCGATCGTGTTCATGATGGTCTGCACCGGCACGATACCAAGCAGGATCTTGTTACTGGACACCTTGAAATCAAGCCTGCGGCCACATGATGCAAGCAATGTTCGCAATCCGGTGTAGGCGTCCACATAACGTGGATTCTGAAACATCCAATTCGACAAAATGGAAGCATCGGAGGAATCGACAGTGAAAACCGTATCCAAGCCGATGCGCTTCAAAAGGTTTTTGAGGATGTCAGGCAGCTTGCCGGAGACTGTCAGGTAATCCTGATTCGCATCCGGCTGCAATATCTTCGCCGCCAACATGCCAGTCCACGATTGACCTATCCAGGTTGTCGTGGAAGTTCCTCCGGCGACGGACACGCGACGATCGACTATTCGGCCTCCAACATCACTTCCATCGAGCCAAAAATACCAGCCTTGTGAAATGTTCGGCGCGAGTACGTCATCGATGGTCAATTCGAAGTCGTTTTCGTCCGTGCCGCAAGCCCAATCCAGCGTCACCTGCGATACGCTCGCATGTGGCGTCAGCTTGCCGTCGGCGAGGATAACGTCAGCCAAGGCACACCTCCATAAACGTCGAACATGGTCAAATCGATGCCATAATTGCCGGGAACCGTCAACAGCGAATCTCCGGCCGGTATCGGCTCGAAAACATACGAGCCGCTTCCACTGCCGTTCCCGCGAACGCCCTTGTCGAAAACATCCGAAACGTCGCCGTTTTCAGCTGTCAACGTTATCGACTTCCGCAATCCAGTGGCCGACAGCGACACATGACCGCCTTCCGGCACTGTCACATCAACCGCGTAAGTGTTGCCGCCAATCCGAAAAGACGGGTTGACGCAAGGGCCGAAAATGACCGCAGCGAACTCAGCGGCCTTGCCGGTCGGATTATGCACCGTCAAAGCGATGCGTGATGGAGCCAAATCGGTCGGCAAGTCCAGTGGAAGGTCAATCTGCGAGCCGGTGCCTGCCGTCATCGGAAAGAAATGCTGCACCGGCAGCGCACGACGCCAGACGCCATCGCACAATACGACCGTGTAGTCAGTCTGCGCATAGGCCGGCCAAGGCACCAGACCAAGCGATGAGCCGACGACATACGCCCGCTGGAACCATTCGCCATCGACGGTCAACATGCCTGGCGTAACGGCCTGCACGTCCGAATCGAAAGCCGTCTGCACCATGTCCAATCTTGACGGATCCGTGGTGCGGACGGTCATTTTCGCCGTCGAAGCGTTTCTGCTCACCGATTTGATGCCGCGCGTGGCTAGCGTGTACGTCCATGCGTACCCTCGCATTTCCTGCAGGTCAGCCACCCACAGATCATCGGCGTTGAGGTCGATGACCGTGCCATCATGCGACGTGTATTTAAGCTCGCGCATATTTTCGGATCAACCTCCCCAAGTCGCGGTCGCTGACTGTCGAATCATCGGACGCGGCGCTGATAATCGCGCCAAGATCGTTGTGCAGGCTGGTTATCGCCGCCACCACGGAAGCGGTATCAACCTGTACGCTGACCTGATTGCCTGTCATCTGATTGGCTGTGGCAAACACTTCACGTGGAATCTTCCGCTCGTTCAGCAGGCGCATGGTATCGACGCCGTAATAGGCCGTGGCCGCAGCATTGTGCGTGTACTCGCCCGCAGCGAGACGAGCGTTGAGCAGATACACGCTGTCGCTCAAACCATTGCCGGGCGCCCATGCCGGATCCACGTAGCCGGAGAACATGCCACCTCCGGCGAACTGCTGGAAGGCGCCGTCAGTGAACATTCCACCGGTGTAGCCGCCCACCTTCTTCGTCTTCTCCGTGACGGTGAAGCTCTTGTCCGCGATCTTGAAGTTGTTGATGGAGCGGAGCACCGGAGTCGCCTGGTCGTTGACCGATGCGGAGCTCTTCTTGTCGTTCAGCTTCTTGCGGTTGACGGCGTCGACCTTCGGTCCGGCCTTGTCGGTCGAGTCCAAGGTGTTGCGCTTGTTTGACAGTTTCTTCGCGTTGGCCTTGTCTACCTTCGGCGAGGCGTTGTCCTTCGCGTCGAGTCTGGCTGTGGCTTTCTTTCCGTTGAGCTTTCCGATGTTCTTGGAGGCGGCGTTCGCCTTCTTGGATGCCTTGTCGGTCGCGTCGATGGTGGCGTTGACGTGCTTCTTGTTGAAGTCGTCCATCATCTTCTGCGCCTTCTTGGCGCTGGCTGTGGCCTTCTTGGCGTCTGCGTCGAGCTTGGCCTTCGCTATCTTCTTGTTGAATTTGTCGAGGTTGGTTTCCGCGCCTTTGGTCTTCGACTTGGCCTTGGAATCGTCAACGTCAAGCTTCGCCTTGTTGTTGTCGGCGGTCATCCTGATATTGTCGATGGAAGCCTTGATGCTGTCGGAACTCAGACCCCAACGGTCGGCCAAGGCGTTAGCGGCCTGTTCGCTCATGCCCGAGGCTTCGGCCTGCCGGATGATCGCGTCACGAGCATCCTGCAGCACGCCGTTCGCACGCTCGATCTCGCCGCTGCTAAAACCGGTGCTCTCACCCTGCTTGAGAATCTTCTCCGCAGCATTCTGGGCGCTGCTGGCGATGTCCTCCAAAGCCTGCTTGGTCTTCGTGCCCTCCTCGGAAAAACGGTCAAGCAGATTACCGGACTGGTCGAAGACGACGCCGTTATCCTCGCATGTTTTTGACAGTTCGCCGATCTTCTGATTGAGCTGGTCGACCGCCTGGTCTGCAGTCAGATTGCCCGACTCCAAACCAAACAACGCCTGGACAAGATCATCGATTTGGCTTGACGCGTCCGAAGCGGAAGAGCCAAGCTCTTTGTTCGCGCCGGCAGCTTCCTTCGTGGATTTCGCCGCACTATTGGTTTTGCCATCGAGTTCGTCCAACGCCTTGGACTTGTCTTTGGCGCCTTTCGTGCCCTGCTGGTAGGCGGTGGTCAGGGCGGAAAGGCCGTCGCGCAGCGCGGTGGCCTTATGTGACCCGCTGCCAAGGCTGGAGCCGAGCTTGTCCGCCGCCGAGTTGACCTGCTTGATGGCCGTCTTGTTGCCTTCGGCGGCCTTGGTCATGGTGGTGATGCTGATGCCGGCCTCGCTCATCACGTCGGTCAGCTTCTTCGATCCGGTGATGCCCTGCTCGATCGCACTGAGCCATCCCGGTTCGCCATGGAAGGTGCCGACATCCATATTCTGCAGCTGGTTGACCAGCGCCTCGTGGATAGCGCTGGCTCCATTGGCTGCGGCTGACTGCACTTCCTGCACCGCCTGCTTGGTATTCTGCGCGGCCGTCATGAAACCAGTGAGCGCCGTCGTGGCAATGCCCAGGGCGATGCCCCACGGACCTCCCATAAGTGAGATGAGTCCGTCGGCAACACTGTGGAACCCCTTGGATCGGAGCGTGGCGGAATCCTCCGCAGTGCCGAACGATTCCAACTGCTCCTGCGCGCTCTGACCGCTCGCGCGGAACATCTGGAAAGCGGTCTGCGCGGAAGCCAAAGCGGTCTTGACGCGTTGGATCGGGTCGATGGCCAAGCCGATATTGTTGGCCATCGTGCTGGTGCTGCCGTTGAGATTGCCTGCGGCCTTGTGCACGGCTCCGAACACGCCCGCAAGTGATGCCATGACCACGAGCGTCTGCTGCACGCCTGACGGCAAACCGGCGAACGCGTCAACCAGCGTATCCAACCCCTGCACCATCTTGCGCAAAGGCCCCTGAGCGCCTTCGCCGACGGAAATCATCAGAGACTCCATGGAGCCGCCAAGATTCTCCAGATCACCTTTGAGATTGTTGTTCTTCGCAGCAGCCTGCTCGGCGGCGTAGCCGCTTTCGGACACGGCCTTCGTCCACTTGTTGACGCCGGATTCGCCCGCCTCGTAAAGATAATTCGCGGCCTTGATGGCATAGCTTCCGAAGATGGTCGCGTTCGCCTGGTTGCGCTGCTCGTCGGTCAAGCCTTTTTCGGCCTTCTGCAGTTGCCCTGCGAAGTTCGCCATGCCGACGAAATGATGTTGCGCATCGTAGGCGCTGATGCCGAGTTCCTTCATCGTGTTGGACGCTTCGGCGGACGGTGCGGCCAGCTTCATCAGCATGCTGTTCAGCTGGGTGCCGGCCTCGGCGCCGATGGTGCCGTTCTGCGCGAACAGGGCGAGCACGCCGGTGGTCTCCTGCACGTTCATGCCGAAACTGTTAGCCTGGGCGCCGCAATTGTTCAACGCCTCGCCGAAATCGGAGACATTGCCGACGGCCTTGCCGGCGCCAGCCGCCAAAGTATCGGCCACCTGCGAGGCCTGAGAGCCTTTCAGGTGGAACATGCTCAACGCGTTGGCCATGTATTCGGCGGCATCCCCCACGGCCATTCCGTCGGAGGCGGCCAGATTCAAAGCGCCAGACAAGCCGCCGGTGAGAATATCCGTGACGCTCATGCCGGCCTTGCCGAGATCGTTGATCGCGTCGGCGGAATCCGTAGCGGAATAGACGGTGCTCGCGCCTGCCTCGATTGCTGCGGCACGCAGCTGGTCCATTTGGGCGCTGGTCGCGCCGGTGTTCGCCTGCACGGTGCTCATCTGCTGGTCGAAGTCTGCGGCCATCTTGACCGCAGCCACGCCGAACGCGGCCACGGCCAGTCCTGCGGCGGTCATGCCGCTGGCGATGAGCGCGGACTTGCGGCCGGTGTTCTCCATGCCCGAAGCAACCGTTTTCGCGGTGCTTCCGGCGCGGGTCATCGCCGCCTCATATGAGGCGGTGTCCGCCATCAACCGGATGACGATGTTCTTGTTCTCCGCCAAAGCATCCTCCAAAATGTCAGGTCAAATGCGCCACCAAGGCGTTCGCGGCCGGATTGTCCCTGCCATTCGCATCAGTCCACCGTTTCATGGCCTGCTGCATGTGCGCAGTGGCCCAGCAGACGCTGGTTTCGGCATGCAATGTAAGTTCACCCTTCGGGTCTTGGCAGATCGAGCGAGGCAAACCGCACAAGGGGCATAATGACCGTTCGTATTCAGCCAACGAGCGCATCCAATTGCGTTCCGTCTCATCCCATTCGACCTCATCGCCATCACTCGGGCGCCAGCCCATGAAACGCTTATAGCTGATGCCGAGCTGGCGGCAGATCTTAAGATCCTCGACTAGTTGCGGAGAACCTGCGAGGCGAGGTCGAATGCCGCTTTTGGGTCCGCTGCTGTGCCGTTCAGTTCGGCGATGGCCTGCCAGATCGGCGTGAACTGGCCATCGGTGAGTTCGTCGAACAGATTGCGCCACGCCTGTTCGGTCTTGTCCTCGTCGGACACCGGCTTGCCGCCGATGGTCGCGGAATCAAGCATGAGCGGCAGTGCCGCGGCGGCGGTGCCGAACATGTCGTTCGTGCCGTTGTCATTGCGGTGCGCGGCCAATGCCTGCGCCCACTTGCTTACCGGCAATGCTCGCAACGTGAGCTTCAACGTCTCCGCATCCGCCTGTTCGCGCAGCTCTTCGATGCGCCGCGCGGTGGCCTTCGCCTGCCGGTTCGTACCAGCCTCCGTAATCTGTTCACGCGTGGTCTCCTCGGCCAGCGCATCACCCAATCTGGCGATGTCCTCGGCGATCTGCTGGTTGAGGATGACATCGACCTCGCGCGTGCGCCTGACGACTTTAAGCATTGTTGTTCCTTCGCTCTAATATTCGTGCTCCTTTACCGGAAAAAAGAAAAGAGGGTCCCGCACCGGCGAAAGGGACGAAAGTCCGATGCGGGAAGAATCAATCAGGCGACCTTCACGTTCTCCGCCCAGCCTGGAGCGCGGACGGAGAAATTGACCTTGCTGCGCAGCACGCTGTTCGCGGCGATCGCCATCTTGGCGCTCATGCCGATGCGGACCGCGTACACGTTCACGATGTCGCCGGCGACAAAAGTCTTATCCGTCTGCTTGCCGTAGCGGCGCACGAAATAGCCTTCCACGCCCTCGGCAAGCGTCTCCATTGCAGCGTTCTGCGTGGAATGCGAAGTGTTGGTGTTGTCGATGACCTCGATGCTCGGGCCACTGATCTTCTTGCGTCCGGGATTCTCGTAATCCTGCGCGCTGTTCTCGCGCTGGTCGGAGATGGACTCCTGCGACGGAGTGCAGCTCCACCCGCCTAGGGTAACGTAGTTGGACAGGTCTGTTCCAGCGTTGATCTCCGCAGCGGTCGGCTTCTGGATGTTTTTGATAGACGGCACCCAGATCGTGTTGACCAGACCGTCCGCCGGTGTGGAAGGAACTTCGGTTCCCAGAGTCAAAACCATGACTCCTCCTTAATATTTGGGTCACATGCGTGACCAGTTGAATTTGAAAGTCAGAAGACGGCACTGGTAAAGCAGCGCCGTGTCCTCTGCGGTAAGTCCGGCCGCATAGGCGCCGGAATCGGAGAACAGCGTCAGACAGCCGGTGTCGAAACCCTGCGCGACGAACCTTTTGCCAGCAAGTCCTGGAATCATGAGGTCATCGGCCAGCACGTTGACGGAATCGGCCGTAGTGCTCACGATACGCACCAGCAGAGTGCCGATACCGCAATGCACATGCTGCGTTTCGCCGACGATATGACCGTTGGTCGTGACCGTTTCGATCACCCACGGCGGCTTCTCCGTAGGCTTAGGAGCCGTCTGCCGGTACACGGCCCAGCCCGTCGCCGGCTTCGGAATATGGTCGAGAATCGTGTCGGTCAACGTCATGATCGACTTCATTCAGACCACCTCCACGGCGGCACGCGCCACATATTCCGCGAGCTTCGGCAATTCTTCCTCACCATGCTCGTAGAATCGGTGCGTTCCACCGCCCTTCGCGGTGCCGAAGAACGCGATGTTCGCGAGCGAACCCGCTCCGCCTTTCGTCGGGCCGATCTCGGCGGTGATGCGTCCAGCGGATTCCTGCAGCGTGTAGCTGATCGGGATACGCCTGAATGCGGCATTGCCGGAACCGTTCAGGTCGTCGCGAATTGAGTTCTTGACGTTCTGCGCGCCCTTCTTCACCGCTGCGGAGATCAAAGCGCGGCGAGCCACTCCCCTGGCGAGCATCGCATCGCCGAAGGCCGTCAACTGCGAAGCGTCGAACAGTCCGCTCATGAGTCCTCCTTCACATTCCAACGGCAGGCGGTGGCGTGCGTCTTCTCGCTTTGAGGCGAGACAAGCCTGAACCGCCTGCCGACGAGCAGCGGATTAGCGGATTCCGTGACTTCCACCACGTCACCGGCGCGAAGGCCCGGAGTGCCATATGGAAAATGCACATACAAAGACCAGACCAACGAGACTGCGCCCATGGCTTGGGCCGCGGTGCCTTCGGTCTGCTCGCTGGCGAGGCCGCCGCTGGTCTGCACCTTGCAGCTGCCTTCGTACACCTTCTCCTTGCCGGTGGTCGTCAGTCCCGTGTCCGGATCCGTTGTGGTGACTCCGGGGCGGGTGACGACGCATCGGTCGGCCATCAGGCATTCCGCGTTGGCTCTGGCCTTTGCGAGAAAGGATGCGCTGATTCTCATCGGAACACTCCAATCGAACTGACGTTCGCACCGAAGCGATTGCGCAGGCTGCGTCTGGTCGCTTCCGGCAATTCGGCCGCGTCGATCTGGGTGCCATCATGCGTATATCCGACCTGCGCGTCATCAAGCCTCTCGTAGGCGATGCCGGAGTGGGCGCCGGGGCCACCATCCGCGAGCTGATGCAATCCGGCGGCGACATACGAGCAGACCAGTCTGACGATGTCCTCCGGCACGGGATCCCAGCCACCTTGGAAGGTGACCGTCACAGTCGACGGGATGCCGCCAAAGGGGCTCCACGGCTCCGCCCGGTAAAGCGATGAGCCGAAGAGCCTCCAGTCTTCGATCGGCCGACCATCGACCAGTACTTTGGACACGGCTCGCACCGCCCTGCATGGCAGGTCAAGTTTCCTCGACTGTTCGCCGGGCAGGTCGACGGTCCATTCGCCCATGGTGATCGGACAGCCGGCGGCGTCGCGCACGGCGGCGGATACGGAGTCGAGCAGGCTGAGCGCGACGGTGTTGTCCGGCACGTCGATGCCGTACTTCCGCAGGTCCTGCAGTGTGGCCAAGGCGGTCATGTCAGCCTCCGATCAGACGGTCACTTGCCCTTCTTGCCGGTGTCTGCCTTATCGGCATCATCACCAGCGGTGTCGGACGTTTCGTCCACGACGGCCTGCGGGTCATCCTGCATAGAACGACCGGTGGAGGTGGAGAGGTTCAGTGTGATCTTGGTCAGGCACTCTGGACGGATGACCTTGGCGCCGTACAGGTCGAGGCCGCGCACCATGTCGGCGAAGTCGGTCTGCATGCGCATCGCCTCCACCTTGCTGACCTGCTGCGCGAAGGTCACGGCCGCGTTCGTGCCGGCGAGAATGGACTGGGTGTCCGGACTGGCGGACTTGCGCGGCACATTGTTGGACTTCACTACGGTGAAGCCGCGCACCTGTCCGACCACGCCGTTGAGCAGAGTATTATGGCCAGCTTCGGTGCCTTCGATGAAGCGGGAGTCCTGCAGCAGCAAGGCGTAGAAGTCTGGGCTGACGACGAGCCAGCGGCCCTCATCGGGAACGTTCTGCACGTCGAGCTTGCGTCCGGCTTCCACGACGGCGAGATACGCGTCTGCAGGGGTGCCGACGGCCACGGTCTTCGCCGGGGTGCCGACGGCCGTGTCCATGAGATTGGAGATATAGGTCTCCACGTTCTTCATCATGTTGTAGGCGGCGGAATTTGTGAACTTTCCGGTCAGATCGGCCTTGGCCTGAGTCTTGTCGAGGTCATTGACCTTGAAAGCGAAATAGTCGGACTTGTCGATCTTGAGCACGGCGGCTTCCTTATCCGTGACGTCATCGACGGTAATCGCTTTGCCGCGCACGTACTCGTGCACTGTCACGTCGTTGTATCCGGTGATGTGCACGGTGTCACCGGCCTCACGGATGTCGCCCTCGTAATCGCGGTTGCACAGGCTCGGGAAGACGAGCTTCGCGCGCAGGGCTTCGAGGATGGCGGCGGACCATACCTCGGGGATGAAATTGGTGATTGCCATTGCTGGCCTCCTTACTTACTGCGGCCTGCGAGCAGATCATTCAAACGGCCCTTGCGGCGCGCCTCGTCAATCTGCTTCGGGGTCATGTTCTTCAGATCGTCCCTGGTCAGCTGTCCCGTCTGATGATCGCCATCGCGGACGCCCGACGGTGGGATGATTCCCGCCAGGCCAGCATTGTTCCCGCCTTGCGCGAGATACGGGTGTGCCGTGACCAGGGCGTCGATCTTCTCGCCGATCGCCTGCTGGTCGTATCCTCCCTGATCGTCCGTGGTCAGGTCGGAGAAGTCGATGAGCTTCAATGCGTCGCTTGGATTGATGAGCTTGCCGGTCGCCACGGCGGTGACGTTCGCCTGGAGCACCCGCTTCTGCAGGCCGGCGATGGTAGCCTGCGCGGAGTCGAATTCCTTGCCGCGCTGCTCCCAGTCGGCCACCTGCTTCTCAAGGTCGTCCACTCGGTCGGCCTTCTCACGGGCGGCCTTGAGCTTCGCTTCGAGGTCGGTGTTGACCTTCTTCTGGCCGAGGAACTTGTCGTGCCAGTCGATTGGCGGCTCCTGTGCGCCCTGGGCATTGGTGTTCGGATCCTGCTGCTGTCCATCTGACATGGTGTTTCCTTTCATTCGGTGTATTTTTCGCCGTTGCTGGAGAGCCACCGGCGATACGAGTTCTCGGCCTTTGCCAACACGTCCGGCGTGACCGGCTTGCCAGACTGGTAGGGATTGCGGCCGTCCAAAGCTGCCTCATAGCGGAGCCGCGCATTGAGCAGACGCTTCTGCGCCGCGGTCAGCTCCTCATGCCGCCCTTGGCGGTAGTCGTTGTTGTGAAGCCATTGGCTGCGGCGAAGCTCCGGCACCCGCTCTCGCCATTTGTCCGGCAGGATGTAGCCCTCGCGTTTCAGCAGCTCGATGGTCTGCTCGCGCGGGAGGTTGAAGCTGTAGATGCCTTCCGGCGTGAGCCTGCGCCGTTGCTTCTGGCCATATTCGTATTTTCGGATCATGCGGCTCCAGCCGTATCGACTGGTGCCTTCGGATGTGGTCATACTGATGTTGCCGCGTCCGACCGGCCGCATGCCTCGGTGCGCGTTGACGACCTGGTAGATGTCGGCGCCGTCTCTGATGGCCTGCGCGTCGGCGTGTCCGAAGAGCTCGTCCTGCTCCGCCTCGCTCATGCGGTTGAAGCGGTCCATCGGATCAGTGATCCAGCCTTGCTTCTCGGCCTTGTCCCTGCCCTTGCAGGGGATGGTCGTTCCATGGCATTTCGGATGCCGCAGGAAGTTCTGGCTATGCCGGAAGTATTTTCCGGCGAGGATGGCGCATCGTGGGCAGCAGTCGGGTGATTCGACGCGCACGTAGCCGACGCCGGAACGCTGGGTGATGCTGACGCCCATCGCGCTGATGGATGTGTCCTCGATGGCCTGCATGGCCATCTGGCGGAGCGTCCGGCGTCCGGACCGCATGGCGTCTATCGGGTCAAGTCCTGATTTGATGGCCGACAATGTGTGCGTGACCGGAATGTCGAAATATGATTCGAGGTCGATGCCGCTCGGTGCGAAACCTGCCCCGAAGGCGAGTGGATTCGCAATACCGTCAGGGCGCACGTAGTCGCCCTGTTCGGCGAGCATCAACGTGGACGAGTCCATCGCATCGCTCGCGGCGCGGGTCTGCAGTGTGGCGAAGAGCGTGAGGAAATCGGCGTTTGTCCGATTCCAGCTGTCACGCACCCGCAGCGGATCCACGCCCTTCCATGCCTTGTCCGCCGCCCTCACGGCCAGCAGGCATAGTCTGGCCAAAGTGTTCCGGCTGTCCGACAGGCTCTCCAGCGTCACCGTCATCAGATGCACCTCCGACCTTTAGGCTGCGTGCTATCTCGGCCATCTCAGGGTCATGGCTCTCGTCGTCCACCATGCGCATGATGCGTTTGATGTCCTCCGGGCTCTGGCCCATCTGCTCGGCTATCCACTGCAATGGATAGCCGAGCTGCTTGTATTTGAGCATCGCGTCGGCCATCAATGCCTCGCTGCGGTATTGCGGTGTGGCGAACACGACTTTCGAATCATCGAGGATCCGGGCGGATTCCTCGTCGTCCTCGAGCATCATGGCCATCTCGCACAGTTCGCGCACCGGCTGGCGCATGAAGCTGATGCGCTCCAGCGTCTTGCTCACCAATCCAGCTTCGGCGACCTCGTAGCCGGTGGCCGGCACCTCGGCGTTCGTCAGCAGGTAATGCCCGGGCGTACGGGTTTCGGCCGCGATGTGCTCGACGGCCTTCTGGATGATCGGCAGAAAAGCCTGCAGGTTGCTGGCGGTCCACTCGCCAATCGACACATTATCGCCGGTGATCTGCATGATGCGCTCCATGACCTGCTTGTCCAGGTTCGCTGGGCGTTCGCCTACCTGCTCGCCGGTAACCTTATCGAAGACCGGCTCGGACAACGAATCACCGCCGAGGATCACCCTCGCGGGCATGGACGCGAAATCCAAGGCGTTGAGCGTATACGCCCAGCAGACGTTGACGGCGTCCTGCATCGATTCGACCTGCTCCACATCGCTGATCGGCAGATCGTCCAAAAGCATCTGATTGCGGAATTCAACCAACGGGACTCGACCGAGAGGATTCACGCGCGCGGAGTCCGGCACGAACCGCCAGCCATCCACGCCGGGCGGCAGACGATTCCTCTCATCGTCGCCGCCCGCACGAACCCGCACCACATCGAAGACCATGTCCGGCAGCAGCAAAGTGCCGAACTCGTGCTCCTCGTCGTATCGGACCAGCAGCCCCGCATCGACCTCGCCAGTGAGCGGGTCGTAGTGCACTGCCGCGCTGTCCGGATGCTCGAAGCTGATGCGCGCCCTGTTGTCCGGCATCGACGTGACCAGGCCGAACGCACGTCCGGTCGTGGTCATCATCAGCGCCGTCTCCTGCAGTTTGCGGTCGCAGTCGTTCCGTTCCCACACCCGCATCACATGCGAATCCAATTCGCGATCATCATACGGAATGAATCCCCTGAAATGAATGCGCTCGACCGGTGCCTGCGCGACCGGCAGACACCAGTTGTCGGCGAAGCCGCTGAACCGGTCGGCCATATAGCGTTTGAACTCGTCGGACGCGAACTTCAAGGTGCCGCGTTTGCCGCGCACGTAATCCGTATGCTTCCTGATGTCCGGCCGACGGTTCTCGATCTTCAGAGCGAGCAGATTCGCCATGCGATTCACGTCATCGGCGGTACGAATCATCTCTAGAACCCCCTCGTGGTGGAGCCTGTAAGCAGGTACGCCTTGCGTTTCCTGCCCCAGCCAGCGGCACGCGCGTCGCAAGCCGCCTCATGGGCGAGCACGCTTGTCACAGCCGCATCGATTTTCCTTGTCTGCTTCGGCTTGCCCAAACCGTAACGCTCGCCCGATTTGGCGAATCTGCGCGCATTGCGCATGTGTGTGATAGTGATCGGACACCCGTCATGCGCGATCGCATGATGCTGCAGGTCGGATTCGAAGCGTTTCAACGCCTCCCAAACCGCGGTGATGCGGCTCGACCCGCTCATCGCCCAGGGAATGAATTTCTTCGGACCGTACCTCGTGTCCCACGCCTCGATCTGCGATTCCCACGACACCTCGTCGCGGAAACCCGGATCGCAATAGGCGCGAATAACCTTGTATCGTTCGTTGAGCTCGTCCATGGCGGCATTGACCTCGCTGCGAGGAATGCGCCCTCCCCACGTTTTAGGATTCCAAATCGTCGGACGGCGATCCTCGCCGTACCGTGGCGTGAAGATAAAACCCTCGCGCGTCTCGGCCTTGATGCACGTCCAATCGTCGTTCTCAGATCCGTCGAATCCAAGACACACCTCGGTGCCTTTCGGCGGGTTCTCAAGCCAAAGCTCATGTTCCTGCATAGCAGCTCTCCCAGAGTCCATCATCGAGCCATGCTCCACCGCCCTGCACCATTCGGTTGCCGAAGAAGCGTTCCGCCTGCGCGGGATCCTTCTCCATCAGCGCCTCAGCCTCCGCCTCGACGGAATCCAAAGGCACCCACGGGCTTCCGGCGTAGACCCATTCGAGGATCCGGCGACGTTCGCGCCGGTTGTTGAAGCTGTATGGCGTGCCGTCCTTGTGCCGCAGGTCCGGGTTCAAATCGGGGTTGCGGTAGAAGATCCAAACATCTGATGCCGATGTCTCGAACTGCTGTTGCGCGTAGGAGTTCTCGCCGGGATCGTATGCGTTTGTCCAGAAGTGCGTGCGCCCACCCATACCAGCCGCGCCACGGCGTTGCGTGTCGGCAACGTCGAGCATGCCATTCGACTTGGTGTACAGGCCGGCCTCGTCCTGCTCGGCATCCGAAATTGGATTGCCCAGGCGTGAAGTCGCCGAGGCCGTCACCACATCGATGCGGTCTAGGTCAAGATCGTCATCGTCCAGATTGATTCCAGGACGCAGGATGCGGATGAACCCCTCGCGCACCTTGAGCAGCTGCTTCAATGGTCCAAGCCGGATCATCGCGACCAACGGCCGGTAGGCGTTGCGCACCTGGTCCTCGGAGTTCGCGGTCAGCTGTATCAGCGGCGATGGATGGCGCATGCCCTTCGGCTCGCCCGGATTGTAATGGTAGACCCATCCGCAAGGGCAGCCGTTGTCGGAGCAGCGGTACACGTCGCCGGGCTTCGCCCAACCGGCGAACACGACGGGACCGCAGGCTTCGAGGATGGCGCATGAGGCTTCGGTCGGCCCCTTGCCTGTCTTCTGCGGGCCAATGCAGCCGGTCAGACGATATTGGAAGGCTTGGTTGAGAACCAGTGGATTGTCCACCGTGACCTCTTCGGGCGGGATGAATTCCGCGTCCTCGCGCACCCTCCAGCGGTGTGCGGCGTACCAGAACTGCCAATCTGACCAGCAGAAGGGCTTGCCGCGGAGAATACCGTCCGGCTGGCGCACATGACGCCGAACCCACGCATCCTGCAGGTCTGCGAGCGTCGGGAAGTCGATGATCCAATCGTCGGCCATGTCACGCCCTCAAACGGCGCGGGAACTGCACGATCTTGGTGTCCATGCCGCTCTCGGATGCCTCCGCGTCCGTGGCCGGCACCTCGTGGGCGGCCATGTCGACGTTGTCCTCGGAGATCTTCCAGCCGAGCGCCTGCAATCCGGCCTCGGACAGGCCTATCCGGTCCTCGAGCCTGATCTTCACAGCCACGTCAGCCGCCTTGGCCGACGGGCTCTCGCACACCACGCATTCGCGGACATACGAGGCGATCTGGTAATGCAGATACTTCAGCTGTGGCTGTTTCCACGCGCGCGCCTGCGGCAGCCGCCACAACTGCCCCCACAGCTCAGACTCACGCTCGTTCCACGATTCCGAACCGGCCCTGTCCTCGACCCATTCCTGCGAGTCCTTGTCGAAATCACGGAGCACATACGGCGGAAGTGGGAACTTCGGCGGACGGCCCTTGTATTCGGTGTTCGGCAGGCTGCGCAGGGTGTATCCCCTGCGTTCGCTGGCACCGCTCGACGGATCTGGCATCGGGCCAGACCTGACGCGTTTTCCTCCTCTTGGCATGGCTCCTCCATCGTCGGACGGCCTTGCGCCGTTCCTTCGCTGTGGGATGCAGGGCCTTTCGCCCGCCCCCTCTGAAACTTTTGAACTCTCCGCACCTCGGAGACAGCTCTCCGGCGGTTCCGTCACCCAAACTGTTAGGGGGTATCCCCGTGGGTGTTTTGACGGTTTGCTTCCGTTTGTTTTGCAACGTTTTTTTGTTTGACTCGCTTGATGCTGCGATGAGTCGCGAATCGAATCGAAAAGACTTGGTCGTTTTCGTCTTTCGTGTCGTTC